CACTAAAGTTTTGGTCTGTGATGTCTATTGAGGCACCTGTCTGGTCTGATACTGATACGAGAATCTTAAAAGTTTCACCTTGTCCTACGGTTAGATTTGTGCTTTGTGCCATAATGATACTCTGATTAAATGTCTTACTATAAGTATTTTTGAATATAACAAAAAACCTCCCCGAATTAGTCCGGGGAGGTTGCTCAAATAGAGCATTTTATATTTTGTTTGTATTAGTAGTTTAAGATACAATAATCTGGTTGGATTGTTAGTGTAATATTCATTGGTTGGTCTTCGTCCCAATTCATATCACCAAAATTGGCTTCGGTAATCTGACAACCCTTAAGAATCCATTCTTCAACTTTATCTCCAACTGGTCCAAGAACATTGAATGTCAAATCTTTCTTATAGAAATCTGCATATCCATCACGACCAGTTACAGATTCGTGGTGGAGACGGACCCACTCCATAACAGATTGTGCGGCAGATGGAACGATTGGGTCATGCAATGTCATCTGGACGGCTCCCCATACAGTACGACCCTTTACATATCTTTGAACATTGATATGATTTAAAGCTCTTGCCTCTTGTGTTAATCTTGGTCTTTGCATCCCCTTAATAACATAAGCTGGTAGTCCATCCATATACATGATGAATCTATTTTGCATCTTAGGCTCAAACGCCTTAAAGAATAGTTCCTGTTCCTGAACCAAGTTTGCCATATTTTGTCTCCAAAAATTATACTTTTATATAAATATCACTTACCACCAATTTACATAACCTTTTAATTTATCTTATTCAGGGAATGTTGCGCCTGTTGGTAAGATGTTGAAGTCAAGGATAATGAACTCAGCAGTTCTGGTTGGTTGTAGATAAATCTGTCCGACCAACTGGTTTCTATCAATGACATCTGGTGTATTGTTACTTTCGTCCATGACCACACGGAAGGCGTATAGCCCTTGTCTTTCCTGCACACTTGAAAGGTAAGGATTGACCAAGTTTAGGAATCTGTTACGAGTTGCTTCTGTGTTTTGTTCAAACAGTAGGTATCTTGAACTTGATGCGATATACTTCTTAAGTGCGATTAAGAGACGACGAACATTGATTCTGTCAAGAGCACTTGGTCTTGTCTGTAGAGTCTTCTGTCCGAAGGCAACGATACCTTGACCGGGGAACTGTGCGATTGGGTTAACTTTGTTCTCGTATAGTTCGTCACGGTTTGTTCTATTAAGTCTTGTCTTAACACCACTGGCTCCTGCAATACCACCTCTGTTTAGACCAGCGGGAGCGAACCACTCAGCAGACACACTATCACTGTAAGCGAATGTCTCTGGTAGAACGACAGAGGGTGGTGCCCAGATAAACTTGTTTGTATTGGTATTTAGAACTCTTACCCAAGGGAACCAACCGGCTGCATAACTTGTATCAAGTAGTGCGGCAGTTGATGTAGCAGTTGCGATACTAGCACCGTAACTTGCTAAGTCCATGATGTAGAAACAATCTTGTCTGTCTTCACAGATGTCAATTGCGTATTGGGTAATGTATGGATGTTGTTCGTGGTTAACACCGGGGATGACCAGTAGGTTCATATCATAGGCTTCTGGATTCTTGAGTGAGTCAAGAGCTTTCTTGAACGCTCTTGCACCTTCTGCGGCAGAAGTACTAATGTCAAATCCTTGGGTGTTTGTTGAAACAATGTCAGCACCCATTGCTCTTAGTCGGTTTGGTTCGAATCCATCGAATCCACCTTGCATTGGGACTGTAAATTTACGATATGTGATGTGTGCAGAGGAACTGATACTCAAGTTAGCACTCGAAACTTCTCCACTGGCAACATCCTCTAATGAGAATTCTGTTGAATTTGTATTTGAACCACTGGTTGCGACATATCCCACTGTGGCCGCTCCATCTGGTAGTGGGTTTAAGAAACTCCAGTTTGTATGATTTGTTTCGGTATAATCAAATCCGTAGAACTTCTTAGAATCTCTGACAGCTCCCGTCTTGTATCCACTGATAACTGAACCAGATGTCCAAGCTGTGGTTACAACTTGTGCTCTGACGGATGTTTCATCCCCTTCAATCTTGAATGGTGCGTATAGAGCGGCGAATCCATATGGTAATGTTGTTTCTGGAACAGTTCCGGCAACAAGGTCATCACTTAGTTCAACTCTGATGAATTGGCTCTTGTTTGGGAAATCACCGACATATAGGTATTCTTCAGAAACAGAATCATATGTTGAAACACTGTTACCAATTCTTCTACCGATATAGTCAGAACTATTTGGGTCTAATGTTAGGTTATCCCATTGTTCAAGAATTTCCGATTTTGTATCTGTATCGGTTGCCTTTCTCACCAACAATGAGAATGTTCCAAATTGACCTTCGACTGTTCTATACTTAATACCTTGAATTGAAATCTTGATATCACGGTTACTATTTGACCCATCAGCGAGAGTATGGACTTTAAATAGGTCATATTTTGAACCACCGATTGTTTGTGAACGAATCCAAGGAGTTGACGCATTTGAATATTCTTTAGTGGCAGAAGTACTAAAATCTAAGAATCCAGAGGAAGTTACTAATGAAACTTCAGTTAAGCTCACACCACCCTTGTCTGGGTCAATAGCTGATGGGAAATAGGCGTAGGTATATGCCGGAGCAGACCCACTTGTCAATGGTGAAACTCCGATACTATTAATAATATTATCACTACTAGATCCACTTGGTGAAACAGCTGAATATTCAATTGAACCATTAGATCCTGTCAATCCAATTGTTAATGAATTTGTTCCACTAGCATTGGCACCAGTTAATTTAACACCTGCGATAGTTGGGTGGAAAATAGCAAGAACTTTTTCACCACCAGAACCACTAGCAATTAATCTAGCAGAGGTGAAGGTCCCACCACTATATCCATCTAAACCAAGAACACGAACAACTGTTGCTGAACCAGCTTCTTGTAAGTAATTCTGGACTGTATATCCTAAATAGCTATATTCGTCCGCGGTTCCAAATCTATTCTCAAACTCTTGTTGACTGTTAACCACCACTGGAACGAATGCTGGTCCCTTTTGGGATACACCAACAAACGCACCACCAATGTCAGCCACACCCTGAGCTAAGAAAGATTGATCTCTCTCGCGGGTAAATACGCCTGGGCTAACTACGCGCTCTGCCATACTCTATTCTCCATTAGGTAGTTTTTATTTCACCTGTTTCAATGTCAAGTAACCCTTCGCCATATTTTGCGTTCAAACTTTGTAAGTAGTTTGATTCATTATTTACCGACTCTAAAAATATTTTTTTAGCGTCACCAACCAAATTTTCTAAAATAGTTTGTTGTAAAACCAAATCACTTAATTGTTGTGAATTTATGATGACTTGTTCACGATTTTGTTTTACTTTTTGTAATTCTTCGTCACTAATTTTTGTCATAACCTAACCTATATACTAAAGTCCTTTGTATTATAAATATATGATAAATTTCTCAAAATGATTTCTATTCAATGAATTTTTCTTGGATAACCAACTTTCTATTTGTAAATCTAGTTTGATTCATATTCATTGGTCTTCCGTGTTTATCTACTGTATTTTCTGGCAATAGATAAGCCTTCACGGTCATTGTAAATTCTGACCTGACCAATCTGTCTTTTCTTTCTGGCAATTCTACTGTATTTTTATATTCTTTTATTGATGTCTTAAACTTATACTTGTCTCGTTCACCCCAATAATTTTCAGCTTCAAATGAAATTTGTTCAATCAAATGATTCATTTGTGCCATATATTCGGTCCAAACTACACAATTATATGTTAAATCATAATAGTCTGGATACATTACCGAGACATATTTTTTACTTTCTTGAATACCATTTAATAGAGCGAATCTATCATATTTGTTTCTTGGATTCCATTGAGTGGAATAAAAATCCATTTCGTGGAATTTATTAACCGGACTATTCATTGTATTTTTAATTAATCCAGTTCTGGTAACAACTAATAATGGAATTTGTAATTTTCCACGAACATCCCTTAAAACGCCGTCTTGTCTTATATTTTTCCATCGTTCTGGATTGCCGTACATAATAGGGACTTCTATTCTATCACCATCTTGAACAACATAGGGTTTTATTATCTGTTGCATATACTGAATAATGGTAGTATCAATATCAATAAGACCGACTGAGATTTCATTTGTCTCTTCGGTTTTAGTATCAAAACCACGATTTTGATATTCACCGTCGTTTTGTGAATTTTTAATTAAATCGGTTACCTTACTCATACTTGTCTAGACTCAATTTGAATATTACTACGTCTTGTTAGGTGTGTAGAACATATGATTGATTGATTGTAACCCACTCTTCCTGCTATAAGTTGAACTTCTTGGGTATTATCAATTTCAAAGAACGCATTGTCGTATCCTATGACATCACCAATTTCTGGATATACATGACGTTCTTGTAGTATTCTACGAACAAATCTGAATTCAACTTCTTGTGTGGAATCAATACCAAATCCACTATCAGTGATGACATCATTTCCTTTATAATCCACAAAGGCGGGCAATTCTACTCCATCATATGCGATTTTCTCTACAGATTCACCATAAATGTTTGTATTCACATAATTTAAATTAAGTTTATACAAAATTACGGGCGTATCTACGATTTCCGCACTTAATTCACGATTTACGTGTTGAAAAAATTCAAAATCACGGTTTCCTACGAACTTTGCCATATTACTTTACATATATTGGAAGGGGAACCTTATTCATTATTGTTACTTGGTGTTCTACTGACTCTGCTTGCAGTTTCATTTGTTCGTGATAACCGGCTTTGGTCAATGTTTCTTGTAATTCTTTGACCAACATTTCTTTTTCTTGTTGTGCTTCTCGTCTTAAGACCTCACCATCCATCTTAATATCACTATTTGGGATTGGCACTCTCTCATACTTGGAACGAATGGTTCCTAATAACTCTTTGGCAAGTGCTAATGTATATTTATAAATCCAGACCTTACCAATTGAGTTAATATTATTGTATGGTAGATGTTCTAATGGAACATTTGACAAGTCACTCACAAATTGATTACGACTGCCTGATTGGATTAATGTTGCCGATTTCTCACTAGTAACATAATAATCAAAGTATAAGTTAAATGATGTTTGTGGAACGGGCGATAATCTTAAAATATTATTAGAGATAGTAAATGTGTGAATACTCTTTCTAATTTGGTCGTTAATTTCAATGGCTTGAACTCTCAACATATCCTCATAAGCAGGCATCATAACAAATGTGATGGCCGGTGAGTATCCGTCAAACCCAAACTCTGCAAATAGATTGGTAATACCAAGTCCAGTAGCGGCAAATGGGTCGTAATATCTAGCAAGAGCAGGTGTTCCTTCGTGGTAAATTTTTCTAATTTCTAAACTTTCTCCACTTTCACTAACATCACCCCATAATGATTTAAGGTCATAGGTTGCAACATTACCAGTAGTTGTGATGTATCCTCTTTTTAATTCAACATCACCACCGGCAAGAGCTTCAGTTCCGTAGTCTTTTGCTAATTTTACGATTTGTGTTAGTGGAGCGCCAATTATATTCTTTTGTGTAATATCAGTAGATGTAGAACTACCAAGAATATTATACATATAATCTCTAGCTCTAAATTGATTTACCTGTTTTCCATATTCAATTGTAGCTTCTTCAAAACAAGCATAGATTTGTAGGTCTTGAAGTTCTACATCAAGAATTGGATACCCCAATCTGGTAGCAACAAAGTTAGCTACTTTTGGTCCATCGGTCTGAAAGGTTGATTCCAAGTCAAAAATACCGAACGGAGTGAGTCCATTTGGATTTGAGGGGTTACCATCGTAGGAAAAATATTCGGGTGTTGTTGCCATTAATATTCTCAGTAGAGTTTATCCTGAATATAAATAGTAAAGATAAATAGTAGACCACCTATTTATTAGTATAATTTCAACCGGAGAATATATAATGTATCAGTATCGTGCAACAATCATAAAGGTTATTGATGGAGATACTGTTGATGTTGACCTAGATTTAGGTTTTGACGTTTGGTTAAGAAATCAACGCATTAGATTATATGGAATAGACACACCAGAAAGTAGAACCAGAGACGAAGAAGAAAAAAAGTTTGGTTTATTAGCAAAACATTTTGTAGAAGAACATTGTCCAGTAGGAGAAAGAATTATATTAAAAACTCACAAAGATGATGACCGTGGTAAATTTGGTCGTATTCTTGGTGAATTAATAGTTGCTAACGGTGAATTAAATCTTAACGAAATGATGGTTCATAAACACCTAGCCGTTCGTTATTTTGGACAAAGTAAAGATGATATCCAAGAAGAACACCTTAAGAATCGTCAAATTTTATTAGAAGAAGGAATTACTCTTCCCTAATAACATGAGTGTGGTCATCAATAGTTTGAATTAATCTATCAATTAATCTGGAAACGGCTTCTGGTTTTTCGTCGGCCTTAAATACAACACGTATTTTAGCCATTCCATTGGAATCTTTACTAACAGTACCCGAATCAATTTGTAAATTTTTGATAGTATGTTCTTTTATTTCTTCACCTTTTGCTTCTTTTTTTCTGAAAAGGGCTAGTAAACCTCGTTTTAATTTAGACGGTTCATTGTCACCGATAGCTAGTTTGGTTTTAAATTCCATCTCCAATTCTGATAGACCGATTGATGAATGGTCAGCTAGAACAAATAATGGGACAACCACCTCCACTCCATTAATATTAAATTTCGTGGTGATGGGTGTCCCATTACTATCAAAATAACTAGATAAGTTATTAATGTGTTGTCTTTCTGATATTCCTTTTGCAATCAAAGCCGCTTCTTGAATACCACCAAGTAATTCTTCTAAATTAAATTTTGCCATTATCGTAACCCATATTTTTTCTTAATGTTGTTTATCTGATTAGAAACTTTTATGTATTCTTTTTTCAATTCAGGATTTACATTAAAGCTCATAATAACTTTACAATGTGGACATTGTGATGTTGGATTTTTTACAATAAACTCTAAATCCAACCCAATATCTATACCACACGATAAACAAGGCATTGCCATATTAATGTAACCCTTTTGTTAAATGATGTCAACTAGTTGGAGTAGGAACCACGACTGGTTCCATCATCATTTGCATCATATCACACAATTTCAACATCCCTTCTGTTGGCGGTAGTTGTTCTGCATGAACCTTAACATCGTATTTAGCAGAGTTGTCTGTGTTACGGGTGTTTTCTTTGTGTGTAGAAACTTTACCAGACATCTTAACCGAATACTTAGCTCCCCAGAATCCACCCGAAACTGAAGCGTCTACTTGTGTGGCGGTATCAACCGAACTCTTAGACATCTCAGAACTCTTAACTTCCATAGTAAACTGAATATCAGCTGATGTAATGGATAGAGCCGGAATTGGAACCAGTGGTAAAAGCGGAACCATAGAATTGATTTGTTGTAATTCAAGTTCTTGTGTT